TCAATTACCGTTATTAGGCTTAAAGAGGGTGCCGTTCATTTCATTAATTAGTTTTAAAGCTCCCTGTTTAGTCGGGCGAGTATACGAATCCGTCATAGTTAATGATGAATGGCCGAGCCAATGCATAATATCAGTGGGTGAAAAATTGTTAGATCTAGCCATTGTGGCAAAATAATGACGTAGAAGATGAGGGTAAACGTGGACACCACAGGCACGTTCTACCTTTTTAAAAATTTTGTTAGGGTATTCTGGATGTATGGGTTCACCATAATCTTCCATTACGAATAGAAATGAGTCGTTGTTGTATTGTCTGCCACATTGAGTACATATGTTTTTTGAGTATTGAAGCGAAAATTTCAACAGCTCAACAAGTTCTCCCGTAACATAATTTTTGCGATAGCTGGCGTGATTCTTTAATTTTCCACCACCTTCCTGGTAACGAGTGCGTGCCATATCGTACGTGATCTCACAGGCTTCCTGGCCACCTTGCTTAAAAAACTTAAGGGACTTATACCGTAGCCCAGAAATTTCCTCACGACGCGCTCCCAGCGCTAATAAGCAGATGAGGGTATACCAATATTTGCTCAAATATTCCCTTGCTGTCTTCATGAATAATTGATAATCTTGTGGTTCCAGCTTGGCCGGCTTAGGCTCCTTAGCACCTTCAATTGAGATGTCTTTTAATTTGTTTTTAGAAATCACATCATTACGTTCAGCAGCATTCATAATGATTTGCATAACAGAATTTATTGTACTGATGGTCGTCTTAGCGTAGCCATCTTTAACTTTGCTATCAATAAAATGCTGATACTGTTGCCGACTAATATCGGTTAACGCCATATTTCCAAATACAGGTTTGAGATGCTTTGCGAAATACATATCTTTTTGCGCAATTGTTGCCGGACGCCACTTACCGATATCAACTGATCGTTTACGAATTACTTCATAGTACGCTTCGACTGTTGTTCGCCGGTTATTCAAAGCGTTAACGAAGCCATTATCAATATCGTTTTGAAATTTGTGTAAAGCAACTTCGGCTTCTTGCCAATCACGAAAGCCACTTTTTTTGTACTCACGCCGTTTATGTTCAGCATCGTAGTACGTGAAGCGAATCCCGTACTTTTTACCACGTTGGGTTTGATATTCGTAGACGTTGGGATGACGCTTCATGGGCTTCCATTTTTCGCTTTTTGCTACTTTTGCCATTTATCTCAATTCCTTCCTTTGTGTACAAATCAGTCTTAAATACATAAATAGGGGTACATATGTTCTTTTAACGTGCTAAATAAAAGCCCAAGAGGGCATTTATCTTAGTATCTAAACCAGCTACTACTATTTGTGCGAGCATAGTAAAGCTTCGAGCCATGACCATTAACGTGTAGCATGTAGCCATCTTTACCCATGTGATAGAAGGGAGCAATGTGAATGATCTTTCCTGGGTGTAGATAGATGCTTTTACCAAGTCGACTTGTAGCAAACGAATTTCCCCAAATCCAGTGGTACACACGAATTCCGCGAACGACCTGCGCTCGATGGGCACTTGCTTGGACAGTTGTTTGAGTTGAAATGTTAATTGCACTGAATCCCATACCAAAGGTTAATGCCGTGATCCCAACTAGAATACTTTTCTTTAATTTCATAATTCCCTCCAACTCATATTTTTATAGTCATCAGCATTTGGACTAATTCCCCGGTAGGAGTCGGACCTATCGCTGGCACCGGTGGGGAAGGTGAAATGTGTTATAATATGTATGATTTACATCAGAAGGAGGATCGCTTATGAATCAAATATCATACACTTTTCTGATTATTTTTCAAGTATCAATTATCTTAATTGATTTTTTCATAATTAAAATTTCCTTTGATTGGGGTAAAGATGAAACAGCAATTGGAAAAACATTTATTTTGTTAATTTCAAGTTCGTTGTCACTGGTTTGCATATTAACTTTTTTGGCTGTTTTACAAATGCTTTTGAATAATTCCTAACTTGACTGCCTTCTTCAAATAGGCAGTCTTTTTTAATTCTCCATTCTTGCTGCGACGCCATTGGTTGTTCTGAGTATCTGTAAAATACAATTCTGGAATTAAATGTCCATTTCCCATTGTATGGTCATTAACAAAATCTGTTATTATCTTTCCCGGAGTCAATATTTCATAGTAAAAGCATTGGTATTGGCTAGATAGGGAATTATTCCCCTTGAATTTTAAATGATTGGGAACAAAAACAATTATCAAATTATATACAGGGAAAGGATTTTTATTAACCGTAATATTGGTACAATTTGGTGCATTATGCCATTCATCGGTGAAGGTTTCACCATCAAATCCAGGGTTGGCTTCCTTTGACAGAGATTCTTGCTTATCTTTAGCCATTGTGACATTCCAACTAGATATGTTTTTTGCCGTATCTAACTGTTTATCTATTTTTTGGCTTCTAAAGGCGTATACTGTAAAAAAAATAGAAACAATTGCTGCAAAACCCGTTATGATCTGTGCTATTTCTACAAAATCCTTCATAAAAATTCTCCCTTCAATTTTCAGCTTTTATAGTCATCAGTATTTGGACTAGTTATTTAGTGGATCCCAAATCTAAACCAGTCGTGACTGTGTCTGTTTGAAACATACATATAGTGTGCGTTTGATTTAAATTTTCCGGAATCAAAGAACCAGTGATAGTTCGTAGCCGAAGCATAAATCTTGTAATGGTATCCTCTTGGTACAACATAGCTCGCAACTTGGTAACTCTTATATTCTGGCTCCATATACTTAATTTTATGAACTACGATCCGCTTCGTCGTAGTTATCCAGTGCGAGTGCAGCCAAAATGGATTATCAGGATTATAAATACTCATTGCTTGGCTTGTAGTGGGCTGACTGATTATGCCGACAGTACCAAGTGATAATGCTATGATTCCCAATAAAATGCTCTTTTGTATTTTCATGATCTTCCCCCAACAATTAATACACTTTTACCCAGTGATCATTTTTTAATTTGTAAGAATTAGAGATCAAAGTTCCATCTTTATAAGTAGTTGATTTGTCCCACCGTGTACCATTATAAATATGGTTTCCATGTTTGAGATAGATCTTAGATTTTGACTTTGGATTATAGGGTGATGTGATGCCAGTACCATCACGAAAAGTATTATATGGCTGAAATGCACCATCCGTATCGTTGTAATAGAACGTATTGCCATCATAGTTTATTTTTAATATGTCATCGTGGTTGCCATCGTTCCATTTAATTGACATTTTTTTGAAAATATTTGTTACGTGGTAAGATCTGCCTGTTTTAGCCGCTGCATCTTCTGGTGTTGTATAAACGTTGGCAGTAGATCCAGCTTGGAGAAACCCAGGAATGTATTTGTTAAAATAGAAACCGTTGCTTTTGACGGTTCGATACTTCGTTGCGGTGAAATGCGAGTAGTGATAAAAATATTTTACTTGATAGTCGTAAGGCGGTAATGGCATATATTCCTTTAAAGCGTAAGTTCCATTATGCCTAACACGTTTCCAATACGGCCACTCATCACTAGCATACTGACCAATGTTGTAATATCCCTTTGAGTTTTTGTATACAAACAATTGACTATGTCCATAGCCATACCAAGGGAATTTATTTCCATAGAGTTTTAGTCCATTGGCATTAAATACATACTTAGATGCAAACACTTTTGTATACGTACGATTGTTTGAATTTAAATGATACCAGTGTCCACGCAGAGACGTTGGAACGGTGGTATACGTGCGAGCATTGGCCGACGTAGGATTTAATGCAATAATTCCAGAAGTCGAGACAATAGTGATAATACCCACTAAAAATGACTTGCTATTCATAATGTTTCCCCCAGTTTGTTTAATCCAATTCATTGACCGGTGATCCATAGTGATGCACTAGATCATAATAGCTTTCCGGCCCATACCTATTTTCTTCTACATAAAGTAGTCCCATTAGACCAGTAGCAAATTCATTGGCTTGATGTTCACATACGCCGTAGCTTGCATACCCTGAATGATATCCCGCAAGGTTAGCATGCATCACCACATGTCCAATTTCATGGGCTAATGTAAAATATTTCTGCGGTGAATCATGAATTGATTCATTCAATATAATAATCGGTTCATGATTGTCATAGCTTGTATCTCCGAGGGGATGTTTGCCTAATGGCATAAAATAATAATCGACATTTAATTTTTCGGCAATTATAAATGGATCCGCGGTTCCATATCGGGCCACAATTTCTTTAATTGCTGATTTTGCGTAATTAGTCATGTTTGTGACGTTTCCAGAAAATGGTTTCCATAGCCACTCGTAATTGTTGTCTTTCATCATCAGTTAATTCTTCGCCCCCATACGTCATAGAATTAGCATTATCTTCAAGGAATTTCCGAAGATCTTTTCTGTCTTGCTCAGTTGCCCATTCTGGAGCTGATCCCTTTTCAGAAGCGGTATTTCCAAGCAGGTAATCGGTTGATACATCAAAATAGTTTGCTAATGAAACAAGAGCATCTGGGTTGGGTTTTCTTTTGTCAGTTTCCCACATTCCTAAAGTGCTTGTCCCTATGTTCAACTTTTTGGCTAGTTGAACTTGTGAGAGGCCGCGACGTTCTCTCAAAGAGGAAATTGTTTGACCTAATGTCATTAGTTAACACGCACCTTTCAATGTGATTATACTATCACAATATGTGATATAAAAGCTTTTTCGAAATTAATCACAAAAAGTGATTGACTTATCGCGAAATGTGATGTAATATAATCACATAAGGTGATAAGGAAGTGATCTGATGAAACTTATAAATGAACGCTTAAAATTAGGACTTTCTCAAAGCAAAGCTGCCAAAGAAATGGGAATTTCTCAATCTATGCTTGCTATGCTTGAATCTGGGGAAAGATCTGGAAGCGACAAAACTAAAATGAAAGTCGCAAAGTTTTATGGCGTTGATGTAGGGACCCTTTTTTTTGATGATGAAATCACGAATCGTGACAATAAAGAGGTGATCAAATGACACACACTGAAAAAATTGAAGTCGTCAAAGAAGTTTTAGGCTTACAGAATTATTCAACATATATGATTCTCTGGCTTCCAAAGATGTTTATCCGCAAGTGGAACGGCTAACGCTATTGAGTTAATGGCTAGTGTTATTAATCCTCTGCTACTTTTAATGTACCTTTTTAGGGGATGAACGGCATTACTAAAATTACACAAATTTAAGGGGGCGATATTTATGAGCATTGATATAAGGAAGGACCTGAGAGATGTCATCACGAGGTCAGGGTATTCACAGAGCCAGGTTGCCGCCGAGATGCATTTATCAAAATCAAACATTACAAACTGGTTGACTGGTGATCGTGATATTCCGCTGAATCGGTTGTTAGGCGTGATGAATTATCTGGATGATGATTTATTCAGATATCAAGTAGCTGAATATCTTTGCGGATTAAGATTACTTTCACCTGATCAGATCAGTGTTGACATTCCGCAAACTCGTTTTATTGAGACAAGTAAGGAAGAAGCTGAACGCAAAGCACTTGATGACAAGGTGATGTTAATTTTTAACAAACCAGCTTCAGAAGTCACAAAGCAAGATATCCATGATGTTCAGTTTTATTTACAGCAGCTCAGTGAAGAAACGGACAGTCAAACCAGCATGCAAGTTTCGATTCACAATCTGATTCAACAATGGATCATCAATCGGCCACAAGGAGGTGTCGCCTATGAAAGTTACGGTCAATCTTGACAATGTGGATTCAAAAAATGTCGTTGAAGCAGTTATCAAACAATTAGTTCCAGTTATTACCGACGAGGTTGCAAAGAAGTTAGATGAACGGTATCAGAATGAAACGCTGACAAAGGAACAAGTTGCACGCGAAGTTTTTAAATGCAATACCGAGACTTTTGACAAATATTACTCAGATTGCCCACATCTGCCACAAGGTAGTCGCACCAAGTACAATCGGGCAGAGTGCATCAAGTATTTCAAGAAACATCAAGTATTTGCAGGGGAAATATAGAAATTGATTCTTACAATTCCGGTTTGGATCCAAATTTTGTTGGCAGGCGCTTTGGGGTTCTGGCTAAAAGGTCAGTACGATCAGTGGCATAAAGATCCAAAGGCTTTCTGGAAAGAATGGTTCGATTAAAGGAGATAAGCATTATGGAAAAGACGATGGCACCAATATCAGAACGAATTAATGTTCAGCGAGATTTCATTAACCATGTGGCCGGAACCTTGATGGCTAAAGAGGTTGGCCGCATTGATAATCGTAAGTTTGCTAAGGACAGTCACTATGACTATCTCGTGCATGCGTTCGAAACTTTTGATAAAGCCAAAGCTCAACTTTTAAAGATTGGAGCTGAGACTGATGAAAAATGACAAAACAAAAAGCGCTCAGCAAGTCGGATTGCTAAGCACTTCAAAGTTTGGCACATATCAATTTTTTCTTCAAATTTATTCTACTCGTAAATTGAATTTTCTGCAACGGGCTGTCAAGAAGATTGGTAGGTGGTTCTCATGATGGATATGGGGGCTAAGAAGTACGCCTATGAATATGAATTGGCTGAATGGAAAGAGCAATTCAAAGACACGGATGGGGAACAATTGGATGATGATCTGGAGTATTGGCGAATCCCGATGCTTTACTCGCACGATTTGTTCATTCCCGATGAAACTGAGTCAATCAACAGGTACTTAGCAGTTAGCTTTGAAGATGCCGGTAATAACGTGGCTTATGACGAAGCTGTTAAAGAGCTGCAAGAATTAGAACCGTACACAACACTAGAGTCCTGGGAATGGCCACTAGATGGGTTTTATTCAAAATATGAGGAGGAATAAATCATGGCTAATGAATTAGTACAAAATGTGCAGTCTCAAATAAACAAAATGCAAAATAATGAAGGGCTGAAACTGCCACCTAATTACTCAGTGGGGAATGCGCTAAACAGTGCTTGGTTAATTTTATCCGATGACTCTCACGGGCCATCAATCCTGAGTAAATGTGATTCTAACTCAGTGGCCAAAGCATTACTGAATATGGCCATTCAAGGATTATCACCAGCCAAAAACCAATGCTACTTCATTCCTTATGGTAAGCAATGTGTCCTACAACGTTCGTACTTTGGATCGATTACCGTGCTTAAGAACCTATCAAATGTGGCTGATATCAAATCCCAAGTAGTGTTTGAGGGTGATGGATTTGAAACCGGGTCTGATGAGGACATGAACTTAATTGTGACTAAGTACCAACCAAAGTTTGAAAATCGGGACAATCCAATTATTGGTGCTTTCGCATACATTCGCGAACAAGATGGTCACAAAGTTTGGACTGTCATGACTAAGAAGGAAATTGATGCCTCATGGGCTCAGTCCAAGAACCACACAGTTCAAAACAAGTTCAGTCAGGAAATGGCTCAACGAACAGTCATCAACCGTGCAGCCAAGTACTACATCAACTCAAGCTCTGACAATGATTTATTTGTTAAAGCGATTAACGACACAACTTCAGACGAATATGACGATGAGCGCAAGGACGTCACACCAGAGGGATCAGCCAAGAAATCCATTACCGATTTTGTTAAGCCAGTTGAACCAAATAAACCCACTCGAAAGGATGATGTGATTGATGTTCAAGAAGACGATCCGGTGGATGAATTTTTAAAGAAGCATGAGCAGAAGGGGGATGCAGGTAAAGATGACCACGACAACGAAACCAAAGAAGATGCCAACCAAGAAAGCCTCTTCGAAAACCTCAACGACACGCAAGCCCAAGAAGCTGAGTCAAAGTAATTACTACTCCAATGACCAGGATTGGTTGACTCAGTCCAAGTCATGGTTCTGGAAATTTTGTCAGTGTGAAGCTGAAGCATTGGCCGAGCTAAAAGGCGACTGGGAGCCTCAGCAGGACGATACCCCATTATTGGTCGGCAATTACCTCCACTCCTACTTTGAGAGCCCAGAAGCTCATCAGAAGTTCATTGAAGAGCATGCTGATGAACTCTGCAAGTACGGTAAGCCGGAGCGCGGTATCAAGAAACAATTTCTCGATGCTGACAAGATGATTAAAGCTTTGGATTCAGATCCGACTTTCAAGCAGATTTACCACGGTGACAAAGAAGTGATTGTCACTGGCACTATCTTTGGTGTTAAGTGGCGGGGCAAGATTGATTGCCTGGACTTGGAACATCACATGTTCTACGACCTCAAGACGGTTGATGACTTCCACAAGAAGCACTGGGCACCCAACCAACGTGCGCCTGTCTCCTTTGCGGAGGCCCGAGGCTATGATATGCAGATGGCCGTTTACAAGGAATTAATCAAACAGACCTTTGGCGTTGAGTGCACGCCACTCATCATTGCGGTGTCCAAGCAAAAGGTACCCGATAAGGGAATCTTCAGCATTCCAGACTACTTGATGGATTACCGGATGGAGCAAATCAAAAGTGACCAGCCCCATATCCAAGCTGTAAAAGAAGGTCGCGAGAAACCAGTTCCTTGTGGTCACTGTGACTACTGCCGTTCCTACAAAGTATTAAATGACGTGATTGATATTGACCAGATTCCGTTCTACTAGGAGGTGGGAACTTGAACAACTATTTTTCCCATGACAGTAACGCACGGAATTCAGAAAAAATGATCAAAGTTCGGATGAAATACGGTGCTGAGGGATATGGCGTTTACTTTATGATCCTGGAACGTCTCCGTGACGAAGCAAACTACATGAGTATCAAAGATTATAACGTGATAGCCTTTGACCTTCGTGTAGATGCTTCAATTATAAAAGCGGTTGTTGAAGATTTTGGGTTATTTGTCTTTACCGATGATGGTAAGTACTTCTACTCCGACGGATTCAACAAAAGAATGGCGCTCAAAGATTCCAAAGCTAAGAAGCTAGCTGAAGCAGGCAAGCGGGGGGCCAAGAAAAGATGGCAACAAGATAGCCACCCTATAGCCACCCCATCCAAAAATAATAGCCACCCTAATGGGGTGCTAATGGCCTCTGATAGCAAGGAAAGTAAAGTAAAGGAAAGTAAAGTAAATAAAAGTAAACCAAAGAAGACTACAGAAGAACCAGTTCCTTCTCCTCGCGAAAAAGTCTTAGCTTTTTACCAGCAAAATTTGGGACAGCCAGCCCCTGTTGTCATACAAGAACTTGATGATTGGCTTGAAGACCATAGCCCTGAATGGGTGATTGCCGCTTTAACGATTGCTGCTGAAAGTCATCGACAGTTTCCAACAGCTCGAACCGTTATGCGACGGTGGCAAAAGGAGAATATCAAAACCCTTGATGACATCAAAGCCGATCAAGTTAATTGGGAAAATCGAAAGACACGAGGAAGTCAAAGAAAGCCACCGATTTCAGTGGCGCCTAACAGTAGTTTTTCGGATGATGATATTCCGTTTTAGGAGGCAAAACCATGAACAAAGAAGAAGCAGAAAAAAACGCAGAAATTGCGGGCAAAATTTATCAGATTCTAAAAAAAGAGGGTGTGAGCTATACACGAACTCTCACCATCTTTACAAAAATGGAAAAGGAAATTGAACGTCACATCAAGAACTTACCTTTGACCTAGAAAGGTAATACATCAGGGTTGTAGCGAATTGTGAAATAAGCAACAACAGCGTCCGACAAAACGTAATAAGTTTCATAACTGTTGATGACAATATAGCTTGACTTATCAAGTTTGTACTCAGGATGTTTCTTAAAAAAGTCGAGGCTTCGTTTTACTTTGATATTTGGATCGAAAAAATCACCAACACTAATTACCTGACCGTTTTCTAAATGGACCGTAATGTCGTAGTGTTTGAAATCGTCCCTTTGAACCAATGAATCAAGTGTTTTCCTAAGTTCCATAACTATAATCCCTCCTTTGGGATTAATTATATAGCAATCGAGGTGTCAAAATGCCTGAAAAATCGACAATGCAAGAAGCAGTTGGCAGTATCTTCACTCGGTTGGGGAAGATGCGTCAGTGTGATGATTGCCCAATTTGTGGGGAGCCGATGTATGTATTTGTGAATCCGGAAACGGGTAAGGATCGGAGTATGCCGGCTTGTATGGCTTGTGGTCACAAAGAAGCACGCAAGGACGCCCCAACCAATGAATCTGAATCAACTAGCTGGCAGTTAAAGGCTAATAAAGCGGATGCCTTGGGTTATATGCGGCATTCCAGTGTGATTACTGATCCAGATGTCTACAACAAAAAATTCAGTAACTTTATCACCCGAACCAAAGAGCAAAAAGAAGCCAAAGCGGTAGCCAAGCGGGTGGTTGATGACATGATGACCGGTGAAACCGTCCACGCAATCTTCACTGGTCCAACTGGAACTGGTAAGAGTCATCTGGCTATAGCCTGCTTGTGGGAAGTCTTAGAGCGCTCATGGTTCAAGCAGCACGTGATGTTCGTGGACTTCCGCGAACTCTTAACCAAGACGAAGCAAGGATTCCACGATGATGCTGCTTTTAAGCAGTACTCGCAGTTTGTCGCTGATGAGATTCAAAAGGCTGATGTCGTGGTGATTGATGACTTGGGATCTGAAGCCGGAGATGACGTGGGCAGTTACCAGTCCAGCCAGTACAACATGGACGTGGCCACTCGAATCTTCCAGGGCAGAGCCAACAAGAACACGATTGTGACCACCAATCGGTCTGGCAAAGAACTCAAGAAGATTTATGGCAGTCGGGTTATCAGCCGGATGTCAGCCCACACCCAGAACCATGTGATGTTGTTTGAAGGAATGCCAGACCACCGGTTAGAGGGGATGAAAGCATGATCGAAGTCGATTGGGCCAAAGCGATGATGGAGCTGGCTAAACAACAGCCCCATCCGGATTGGCTGCTGGAACGCTACCAGGAACAGATGCGTGAGGCGGTTCGCAACGGCGGTAGGTCAACCGATGACACCTGCCACGGGATTTTTCGAAGGTTTGCCATGATGGCGATGCTCAGCCAGTACGCTGAGGGCTTAGTTAAAGACATCATTTGGAATCCAGAACTCACTGCTGAGGACTATCTGGACTATGACCACGCAATTGAAATGCAGAAAGTGAAAGAGGATAAGCAAGATGACGTACAAAGCACTTGAATTAGGAACCGGCAAGGTGATTGCATTTGGTGAGCAAAAAAGTGATGTATTTCGTCACTTGCAAGCTAGTCATCCGAGCCTACAAAAGACACACAGCCGACCTGCTAAGGGAGCATCTAAACACCTTTATGACTTCCCACTCAAGATTATTCAAGATCGGATGAGTCCTGAAGATGTTGCCCTGATTCGCTACACAAATTTAAAACACCCAGAACTTTTGGAGAAATAGGAGATGGCAGAAATGGATCAGTTAATTAAAATTTTGAACTATGCAGATGGACAAGCTGTCAGTGGTCGTGATCTTCACGACTTTCTGGGATTAAAGACCCCTTACACCCAATGGATGGATCGCATGATCGAATATGGATTCGCTGAAAACGTTGATTTCGCCGTGATTAACAAAAATGTGAATGACGAGAGCGCGTTTGGTAACGTACGTAAGATTACTGACCACGCCTTAACGTTGGACATGGCGAAAGAGATTGCCATGATTCAAAGAACTGATAAGGGTAAACAAGCACGTCAGTACTTTATTCAAGTTCAGAAATCTTACCAGCAGCAATTCAGTTTACCGCAAACCCCTGATGAGAAGATTCACCTGTTACTTGAAAACAGCGACCAGGTTAATCGACAAGTTAAGCAGATTGATACTCGGGTTACCAAGCTGGAAGACGACCAGCCAATCGCACCCGGTGAATACAGTTACATCAGTACCCGGGTTAAGCGAGCAGTTAATAGCTATATTGGCATTCATCATCTCGTGCTTAACCAGAAGCAACGAGCAATGCTTTATAAAGACATTAATCGTGGAATTAACGAAGTTACTGGCATTAAAACCCGGACCCAGTTACGCAAGAAAGACTTTGACGTAGCTGATGAATTTATTACGAACTGGGTGCCTTCAACTGCTACATTACAAATTCTTAAGCGGCTGAGTGGAGTTTCTGAAGGACAAACTGAATTGGTCTGAAGGTGAGCAAATGACAAACTATCCCACAGGTGTCCAAGAGCCACCTGGGTCGGCAATTAAATTGCCAAGAAAGGGCAATAAGTTCAACGCCCACAAAATGATTATTGATGGCCACAAGTTCGATAGCAAGGCCGAGGGTGCGTACTACCTGCACTTAAAGAACTTGAAACTACACTTCAAGATCCATGAAAAATTTGAGATTCAACCAGCCTTTTACTTGGATAATCCGCACAAGCGAGAATCTGCCTGCACATACAAGCCTGATTTCTCGATCTATGAAGACGGTGAATTGATTAGTGTGGTGGACATTAAGGGCGGCGACGCAACTCTCACTGAAGCGTCACGGCTACGCATGAAGATGTTTATGTATCGGGTGCATGTGCCGGTGGTATTAGCCGTGTACGACCATCGAACAGGGCTGTTTGAAGAAACGATTAAGTAAGGAGTGTCCGCAATGGAAATGCAATTTAACAAGACTCGAGACAGGCACATGATTATGACATGGCTGCAGGGGGCTTTAGAAAATCATCATTTTGATTTTACAGCAACCATTACTTGGATGATCAATCACGGCAATGACTACCGCTATGAGTATCAACGACAAGCGTTTCAGCGTTTAACGATTGACCAGCGCAACCAAATCATGGCGAAATTAGCGCAAAATGCTTTAGGGCACAAGAAAGTCGGTGCTAAGTGATGTTTATCCTGACCCATAACGAACAGTATCATCGCTTCAGCAAACTTGACTATGCAGCCAACTTTCTACGTCAGGCAACCGGCAAGCCAATTCGAAAATGGATGCTAAGGGATGCATTGAAGCAACGACAAGCAATATATTTATGGAAAATTCAGGAGATAGATAAATGAGTGTTAAAACGGTGACAATTCAAAAATACGTATGTGATAGGTGTGGCAAGCAATACACTCCTGATGCTGGTTTCTTTATTAGCGACCTAAGCTACGCTACAGAAAACAGTTCATCAGAGGGTTCTGGGGGAATGGTTAGGCAGCATCTATCGTTGTGTGAGGATTGTTCATATAAATTCGATAAGTTTATGAATATGGAGGAAGACAAGTGAACAGTTTTAGCATTGATAAGGTAAATGAGCTAATTGGGGTTGATGAATCATATCAAGCTCCGGATGCTTTAATGAAAATATTATGGGACAAGTCCAAAAGAGAAAAATTGTTTATGAAGTTTCTTAACATTAGTCACAATGTTTCCGATGACTGGTTTCGGGATTATTTTCAAGAAGTTCAAAGCGACAGGGGAAAGAAGAAACAGGATTTCACGCCATTATCAGTTTCAAAGTTGATGGTTAGACTAGCTGATAACGGATCCACCTATTTTGAACCGGCTGCTGGAACCGGAGGGATTCTAATCAATAGATGGAACAGTGATAGGATGAAAACAACTCCTTTCGATTACTTGCCGTCTAAATATTTTTACCAAGTGGAAGAATTGGGAGATTCTGCAATTCCTTTTTTGATTTTCAACATTTTGATCAGAGGGATGAATGCAACCGTAGTTTATGGTGATTCGCTTAGCCGAGGTGTTAAACAAGTATTCTTTTGCCAAAATGAAAATGACGATTTTTTGGGATTTTCTTCTTTGAATGTGATGCCACACAGTGAGCAGGTCAAAAAGTATTTTAAAGTTAACGAGTGGGTAAGAAGCCCGTTAAACCATATTGAGTCTAAAAAAACATCTAGTAGATTATCAAAACTAATTATGGAGGCAGACAAATGAGCAGAGAAATTAAATTTAGAGCGTGGTATATGCCGTTTGGGCCTAAAGGGCCAATGCAAGAAATGGTACATGGAAAAGCTAGTGGTATTTTGACGTTTGCTGCGATGTCACCAGATAAGTATATCGTTGAGCAATATACCGGCCTGAAAGATAAAAATGGTAAGGAAATCTACGAAGGCGACATTATTAAATTTTTTGGTGCTAACAAAAAAGCCAAAGTAAAAAGAGAATTTGGAGTTGTCATATATAAAGCTGACAGATACGGGGCTGGATTTAATTCTATAATCCAAAACAAAGAACATAATTATGGTGGAATAAGCCCTGCACAAGATATTGTAGTTGGCAACATTCACGAAAATCCGGAATTGCTGGAGGCAGATGAATGAGTGATGAAGAATTAATTTTGAACTACGATCAAAAATTCTGGGAACTGGTTGATGATAATGGATATTCGTATCGTAAGGCCAGGCGTATTTTAAAAAAGAAATATCCTAGTGTCTACTACGATGCTCAAAAGGATAAGTGGTTCATTAATGACCATGTCTATCATTTGGAGGCAGACAAATGAGTGATGAATACCAGAAGATTCAGGATGCACATTCCAAGTAGTTGCCAGAGCTTGATAAGGATGACTCGCACTTCGAGATTGTGGAAGGTGGACTAGATGGCTAAAAATATTTCAACAGCATTTAAGTTCAATGAACGGGATGCCAAAATCTCAGAGCACTTACTGATGTATGAAGATCAACTGAACCCTGAAGCTATTCACTATTTCACCAAGCATTGTGATGAATTAACCAACTATGGTTACTGGTTCCTGCTATCAACTTTATGGGTCTGGGCAGGAGATGTGAATGCCGATCTAAACTTTTGGCGCAAATTATTTTCAAGCAATCGACCGGATAAAGAGATTAGTTTGATGAAACCAGACGAGTTAAAAGAGCTAAAAAGCTTACCAAATAAGTTGACGGTTTATCGAGCGCCAGCGTCTAACGAAACTGATGGAATCTCATACACCACAGATCTAGCAACAGTCATTGGATTTGCAAAGCGGCATAAATCGAAGTTTATTTTCACTGGCCATATTAAGAAGCATGATATAACCGCGCTTTTCTTGCGGCGTGATGAAAGTGAGCTTTTGATTCTGGATCAGAATCTCATTCATGGATTGAAAAAGCTTTCAATAACTTCAGTAAATTTGGAGGTAGAGTGATGAAATTGGCGGCGAATGAGGATGATATGCAGGAATTACGCAGACGCATATTGTTTATGTTACATGATGATGATAACGGTAACGGGCAGTATTCAGTAGGGTTAAAAGCGGCTTTATGGGAACTTGAACATATTGATAAGCCATTTGTGCATGGGAAATGAAAGGGGAATCTCAATGTTATTGCAAGAAACTAAAGATTATGTAAATGATGTTTTATTACCAGATTACATGGATGGTTACAACGATGCAAATGATATTGCCGTGGACATTTTAGATAATATTGATTCTTTTGGTGACGGTAATGAGCTTAGTCGACCTACAAGATTGGCCAGAAACATCGCTGCTAATCGCAAAGAGTTTACTGATTACGTTGTTAAGGCATTTCAGGATTTGGAGGAAAAATAAAAAAGCTCCCGTTTCCGGAAGCCAAGGTGATGCTAATTGATAGGCAATTTCAGTATAACATCAACTAAGATGACAATAAAGGAGTTGCGGAGATGGATAGTGTCTTTGGCTTATTGGATAGAAAACAAACAATAAAAAATGCTAAAAAATTTTTATATGAGTATCGGGATTGGCAACTTGAAGCGGCTAGATTCAGTTTCTCCCTGCAGTCGCCGATGATGGACGGTATGCCAAAGGCACAGTCAGATCCAAGACATACCCGGCAGGAAGATAAAATGATTAAACAAGCCACCGCTAAGATGGAATGTGAACTACGTTTGAAGACTATTCAACTCATGAGCTCCATTGATGATCAAAACGCCTTCTTAGCCGACTTGTTGGAATACCGGTTCATTAATCACTACACGGTCAAAAAGTGCTGTGAACGCTTAGCGGAGAAGTATGATTTAGGTTATCTGGCTGAGCGTACATATAACGATTACCAGAAACAAGCCTTATGGGTTTTTGCGATAGTTTGTCCTCGTGATACACTGCGAGCAAAAAAAGTTCGCCGATAATCTGCCGACTTTCTGCCGACAATCTGCCGATGTTCTGCCGAAAAAATGCAAAAACAGGGGTTATATTGGTATTGTGGAATTTGTTAAAAGAGTTTCACTTTCTTTCCTTAGATGTGTGACTGTAACGTATACGTACGAAGAGGGCGGATAGCTAACCGTGCAGGGTTCGATTCCCTGCCAGCCACGTTGTTGATTGGACTTGTATCAAAGTAATTTCTTCCTAAAAATTAATGAGTAGTACCCGTCCAGTCAACGAACATGCAGCTCACGCAAAAACAAAAACTTGTATGTTATGTTGTCTAGAACTTGAACTGTAGTGAGTTACATGATGCCTGCGGCGGAAAACGTAGGCTTTTATTTTGCAATGAAATAGCTGGTAAAGTTAGCTAGGCGATGTAACTTCGGGATAAGTCGTTTCTGCCTCATAAGCAGTGAAAAAAGTGGCTACGAATGGGACTGGCACCGGCCTCGCCCATTTAAATACATAGGAGTGACATTATGAAATTAAAGCTAACAGATATATTGGTGGGTTGCTTGTTGCTACTCGCTTTGATAATTCTGTATTTCCTGCAGAGGTGATTATATGAATGATCGTAAGCATCCATATACGCCCATGAAGCAAACCAGCTATGGCTATACTTCCAAGGAAGAAATTAAGATAGACAAGCAACTGGACAAAGACTTAAAGAAGCGTCTTCGCAAAGAGGGCGCTTTTAATTTGCACAAAAAGGAGAAAAAAAGTCATGGCAAATAATTTTAATGTTTGGAACGCAATGAACTTGAAAATTTTAGCAGATGATAAAAAGCTAGTAGGTTTTGGTCCTGATGAACTGTTTGAGGTTCAAGAGGATGGTATCTTGTTAAACTTTAATATTCTATCTGATAATTTAAAGGATTTTCATCCGCACAAAATTAAAGCAATCTATTTAGATGCTGATCACACTATCACTGTCAAAATGATTGTAGACAATATTAAACGGCTTCCAATTAAGTTCGGTTCTAATGTGCCTCTAGCACCAATTAAATTATTTGGCAATCCAAGAGTTAAGTTTACAGACTGAGGTGATTAAAATGACAAATGTTGCTGCATTTAAGCGCATGAAAGCACGCAGACAAAAACAGAAAAAGTCTTTTGACATATGTACCGATGCATCTGGAAATACGATAAGGGTAAAAATTAGTAAGGCTCTTGAACGGGAGCAAGCAAAATTAGCAAAAGAACTAGTAAAGGAATTTGGAGGCAAAATTGAGTAAACACAATAAACATACAAAGAGCCATAAGAAATCAAAAATCAAAGATCGAAAACGAAAAGCCTTACAGGCACGGAAATTGAACGAGCTTAAACTGAAGGAGAAAAAGTTTAAATGACATACGTTAATTCTGTTACGAAGACCGAAGCAAATGGATTGTTAGAAGTAATCAACCATGGGGATGCACGGGTTAAGCTACCACGGCATTTTCAAAACATTGTCAGTTACGCTCATGATACTCATTGGGGCGATTCTAAAGTTTACGAGTTTAACAATGGTTTATATTTGCAGGACATAAATAATGATGGTGAGACGTTCTATGACCCTTTGATTGATGGCAACAACGACTATCAACCAAACACTTTGCAGATTCATCTCAATAATCATCAACGCTATTTAGTTGAAGACTTAAATATTGCTTCTGGCACGAACGGTTCGGAATTAGGACGGATTATCACAGACCAGGACATTAAGCGCAAGTACGTGACAATTAAGAATCTTGATCGTGGGTATATTAAATCAATCAAGAAGCATGAAAAAAACATCACTGTTATTAAGATGTTTGACGGCTCGGAAATTCGTTTGTTTAGTATCCCGTCAATGCACGGTGTTGCTCATATTGAGGATGAATTTTGGAACTAAAAGGCCAAAACAAAAGAGACTCTTAACTAATTTCTAGCTAAGAGCCTCAGGCCTTAAAGCCTATCTATTTACTAGATCATGCTATATGCACAACCGGTACTAAATACCTGTAATTTAATTGTATCACGAAGGAGAGAAATAATGACTAATCGGGAGAATGCAGATTTTAATAAGATTGTTGACGAACTATCAAAACTAAAGCCTGAAGTATCTAAGATGATTATGAGCGATAAGGTTACTAATTCCGCCATTCAGCAAGAGTTAAAAGATGGGGATATTGACCAAGCAATTCGCAATCATGCGGAAATTATGACCAAAGCATATGATAATTTCTCAAATGTGCCATTGATTGGTAGTAATTATGATTACCTGATCTTTATCATGCTAAAAGAGGTTTGGGGAGACATCCCTATCCCATATGGCTCAGATAATTTTATAAAATAGTTTTGGAACTCACATTGTGGGTCCTTTTTTGTAGTTTGAAAATAAACGATAATACCTAATTTTGTTCAAAACAAGAGGTGAAATCACAAATGGCTAATACTGGAAAATCACATCGAAAATACTGGCTATCTGGTGATGGCATTTCGATTATTTCGTCTATGGCTCGTGACGGGATGACCAGTGAAGAAATTGCGAAAAAAATAGGCATCGCACCATCGACCTTCTATAAGTGGATGCACGAAAATCAAGATTTATCGGAGGCAGTCATGGCAAACAAGGAGATGGCAGATCGGACGGTTGAAGCTGCCCTTTATCAGCTTGCTACCGGATTCGACTATTACGAAGACAAGGTGAGTGCTAGCGGTAAGCGATTGAAGAATGTTGTGCAGCACGAGTCGCCAAACATTGCAGCAATTAAGATGTGGCTCAACAATCGGCAGCCTAAGAAGTGGCGCGACAAGCGTGAAATTGAGCTTTCAGGTCGTGTTGATTCCTCGTTCGATAACTTAGGCACGGATGAATTAATTAAGCACTTAGAGAAGTTAGAGGGCGATAACGATGGCTTGGAACCTAAATGATCCGAGACAATCGGCCGAGTATGGCATTGAGTTAGCACTTGCCCGTCGTAAGTACGAGTACTACTTTACCTTGTCACATGAGAACCGCTATAAGCTCTATCCGCACGTTAAGTTGATCTGTTCATATTTGCAACGGATTATTAACGGTGAAAAACTGTTCCTGTGTGTGGAGATGCCACCACGTCACGGCAAGTCAGCCAGCATTACTGAAACATTTCCGAGCTACTACTTGATGAAGAATCCTGATAAGGAAGTTATGATGGCGGCCTATTCGGAAGATTTATATACTAAGTTTGGCCGTAAGAATCGTGATAAATTCATGGTTTACGCCCCGCAAATGTTTAGCCTACAGCTTTCACAACAGACAAGTTCCGTTTCAGACTGGGGAATTAAAGGGCATTCCGGTGGGATGTACTCAACTTCAATTCTATCTGGTGCAACTGGTCGTGGTGCTGATCTGTTAATCATTGATGATCCGATTAAGAACGCCCAAGAAGCAATGTCCAAGACAATCCGTGACAAGATATGGGAAGAATGGCAATCAACCTTTTCAACTCGTCTACATGCAGATTCTTCTTGCATTGTCATTATGACTAGGTGGAGCGACGATGATCTAATTGGCCGTTTGCTTAAGCAGAAAGCACGACCGTGGATTGAGTTAAAATTGCCAGCAGTATGTACTGAATCGGATGATTTATTAGGTCGTGAAATTGGCGACACGCTCGCACCACAGAAGCCGTTAAGCTATGACAAAGCCTGGGCTGAACAAACAAAGAAGAGTGTTGGTGCTCGAACATGGGCGGCATTATATCAACAAAATCCCATCCCTGAAGGTGGTGGCGTATTCAAACCGGATTGGCTTCGTTACTACGTGCCTAACGAACAAATTAAACACCAATTAGGATTAGACGATAGCGTGGCGATTTTGCCACGCTTTTTAGATACTCAAATTCAGTCTTGGGATGCCACGTTTAAAAGTAAAGAAAATGATGATTATGTAGCTGGTCAAGTATGGGGTGCCCGGGGTGCTGATCGTTATCTACTACATCGTGAACATGCTCGTATGGACTTTACGCAAACGCTGAATGCTATTCGACGAGTAACCAAGATGTACCCGAAAGCTTCACGGAAGTTTATTGAAGACAAAGCCAACGGGCCAGCCATCATTAACACGCTTCAGCATGAGATTGGTGGCATTATTCCGGTTGAACCGCAAGGTGGCAAGGAAGTGCGAGCATATGCCGTTACTGCACAGTTCGAGGCTGGTAATATCTACATCCCTCATCCGGCTTGGCGACCTGAGATTGACGATTATATTACTGAGCTAACGAGCTTCCCAACCGCAGCCCACGACGATGAAGTTGATAGTACGACGCAAGGACTAACCTACATGGAAAAGTCTAATAACCTATTTGCACGATATGGAATGTGAGGTGACACAGTGTGACAAACAAACGCATCAAACGGAAGCAAGCACCTAAGGATTCGCTGGATGAAAAAGTAAAAATCGTTGACAGTATGGCCGATGATCATAGTGCTTCGGCTAAGAGTTACAGCAATCTTGTGCCACACGGCAATTATCGCCAGTTAGATGATAACCAAATACAGCAACTTGACCATGATAACCACGTCGCTCATATGGTGATTACAATGCCAGCAACCGATATGACGCGAAATGGCTGGGAGTTCACGTCTGACAATGAAGACCTGGACGATTTGATTAACCAAAAACTCAAAGATTTAAATAGCCAGAATGTTTTTGCCCAATTTCTAAGTGATCGCCTCAAGTGGGGCGATTCGTTTATTGCGATCGGTGGCATTGAGAACCAAAAAGATGATGATTCATCTAAACCACTGGATCCTGACGCCTTATTAGATATTCTGTACATTCAACCGTTCGATAGACGGATTGTGGGTAACATCATTACTAACCTATGGCCGTTTAGTCTAACGTATGGCAAAGAAGCCAATATTCAAGTTTCAGTAGGCAATTCAGCCTATGATCTTGAAAACAACACACAGACCGAGAATGGTCTGATGAAGACCATTGACGCTTCACGATATATGCATGCGGAATACGGGCGTGATGAGGGCGATGATCAGGGACATTCAATTTACGAAACAATCTTTGATGCTCTAAAGCTAGTTGACATTGCTAACTGGTCGGTGGGGCAAATCATGAACGATCTTTCGTTTAAAACCTATTCATCTAATAGTATTGATACTGCCAGTGCAGATCCCAAACAATTAGCGAAACTATCCGGCATGATGAATTATCAATTTACGACTGAATCACTGGCGTTAATTGGTCAGAATGATGAGGTTGCTAAGGTTGGCACACAATTAACCGGTGTTGATTCATTAATTAGCTTCATGTGGGACAACTTATCGGCAGCCACTAACATTCCTAAAACCGTTTTGTTAGGTCAACAGTCCGGCAAGGTATCCGGTACGCAAACCGATGTGCAGAACTACTATTCTTACATTAAGTCACAACAAGAGAATGTTCTACGACCATTTCTGGAACGTTTAATTCGACTATTGTTGAGAGCTAAGAACGTTGGCAATGTTGATCCAGATAGTATCAATTGGGAGCTTAACTTCAATCCACTTTGGGAACAAGATTCACAGACGAATGCACAAACATCCCTGGCAAAAGCGCAAGGATTATCGGCCCTAGTTCAATGTGGTGCTTTGAGTCCAGAGGAAGCTCATGACGCGTTCCTGGATACCGATAAGAATAATGCCCAGAATGCGTTTACGGGCGATTCTGAAGATGATATTAAGCCCTTTGAACAGCTAACTGATAGTGAGAAGAATGAGCTGGTTAAAAAGTACAACGGTGAAACTGCTAAGCATCAAAACTGGTTTAAGAGGCTATTTAAGTAGGTGACGGCATGGCAAAGTTGATCAAAGTACCCAAGGAATTGTTACCGCACATTGTGCCAACACGGTTCTGCTTTGGATTAGAGACACGCTATCACAAGTACATGGACAGCTTGTTGAAGCATTGGTTTCAACGAGCCGACCAATTGTGGCGATACACGATTGTCCCGATTTACAAACAATCAGCCATTTATCAAGACGACGACGCTAACGACAGTGTGGCTGACCAGCTCAGGGCAGCCATGCAGTACTTAGAGAACCAATTAGAGTCCGGACTCAATGACATTACTTTAGAAGCCTGGGTTAGCGAGTTTATTAAAGATGTTGATAAGTGGAGTTATAACGGGCTGAAAGTTCAAATGGGACCGCAGCCCATCGACCCAATATCATCAGACAGGTTTTTAAGGCAGTATACCCAAAGCAAGATTGCGGAGAATGTTAGTCGCATTACGACCTTACATGATCAATATGCCCAACAAGTCGAATCAACCGTTTTTAATGGCGTTACCAAAGGTCAAGGAACGGGCGAAATTGCTAAGGAAATTGCCAAAATTGACAATGCAACCAGTGCGCACGCTCATCTAATTGCTCGTGATCAGACTGGCAGCATTCTCGGTCAAATCAATGCGCATCGTCAGCAGGAAGCTGGTGCCGATTATTATATCTGGCAGTCAATGGAAGACGCCCGTGTGCGTGACTTGCATCAATTACTTGACCAAAGCTTACAAAGGTATGGTGATCCTGCTGGCGGTGATAATGGGATGGTGCCAGGTGAACCGATCCAATGCCGATGCGTTGCGTTGCCAGTGTTTGCTGACCAACTTCATGAATATCAAGCACAAGGATTAATTTAATAGTGGCTAGTGCAAAGACATGATGTGGTGCAAGCCCACATAGTCACATTACTAGGGATGAGGCGTTCAGAAATGGACGTCTTTTTTGATGCCTAGCAAAATTAGGAAAAGGAGATTCTATTATGGCACAAGACAGTAGTTCAAGCAGTGATGCAACAACTAGCTCAGTTAGTTCTGCATCAAGTAGTTCAGCACCAACCAGTTCCAGTGCTTCATACGCTGCTTCCACTTATCCAAGCAGCTCTGCATCAGGTACTCTAGCTAAAAGTGATGCGCCTACTAATTCAGCACCGGCTAGTTCATCAGCTGTTTCTCCAGTTGATGAGGTATACTCCGAAGATCCAACGGTACGTGCGCAGCAAGTAGCCTCTCACTATGGCAATTTGAGATTGACTAATCAGCAGAAGAATTTCTGGGTTAATCATCCCAACGACTGCACTTATTATGAAGATGCAACTTACCAAGTTCAAGAAGGCGAGTCAATTGCCGATGTTGCCAATCATTTCAAGCGTGGATCTGAACAGTTACGTTGGTACAACGGCATTCGCAAGTATCGCAAGGTTCAAGTCGGGCAAATCATCTATTCACCAGACCGTTACTTCATGGTTCCACTCGGCGAATAGAAGGTGGCAGATTTGAAAACTGTTACCAGATATGACCGAATGGCAATCATGGATTCGACGATTGACGACGACGGTTTTTTGAATATCACCGCTTGTCCAATTGCCAAGCCAGGTGTGTTCCCATATCGCTTTTCTGATGGGTCTGAATTGATGGAAGCTAAGCTCCCTGATGACATTTTCTCACCTGAGACAGTTCAATCGGCTAATTCTAAGCCAATTACGAACGATCATCCTAATGAAACGGTTAAGCCATCAAATTATAAGAGGTATGCCGTAGGGATGACACACAATGATGCGCAGAGTGATGGCAGGCATTTGAAAGTATCGATGACGGTGGCTGATCAGAAAACACTTGATCAGATTCGAGATGGTAAACATGAGCTATCCATTGGTTTTATAGCCAACGTTGATGAAAACCCAGGCGAATACCAAGGAACTCGATATGATGCCGCACAAAAGAACATCAAAATTAACCATATTGCGATTGTTGACCATGGCAGAGCCGGACATGATGTTAATTTGTTTGGTGATTCTGCCGAAATGGTTCTAGATAAACATAAATCGAATGGAGGGAATCAAATGACCAAGTTAATGCTGGATTCAGGCGATACTGTTGAACTTGAATCAGATGAAGCGGACAAAATTCAAGCTCAAATTAAGGCTTATAAGCAACAGATTACTGATGCTAAAGAGCAAGCCAAGCAGAGCAAAGAAACCGCTGAAGAAACTGAAAAGAAGCTTAAGTCTGCTAAAGACGATAAAGAGAAGGCTGAAAGTGATGCTACTAAAGCTAAGGCTGAAAAGGATGCTGAAAAAGATAAGGCTGAGAAAGCCAAGCAAGATGCTGCCGACAGTATTCAAGAAGCCGTAAAGAATCGTTTAGCACTCGAAAAGAAAGCTAAGAAGGTTCTAGGCGACTCATACGAGTTTGAGAGCAAAGATGATAAACAGATTAAGGTGGATGCGATCAAGAAGTTGAACGACAGCTTCGATGAGAAAGATAAGGATGATATTTACATCAATACTTATTTTGATGCTATGCAAGATGTCGCAAAAAATACTGGTTTTGATAACGCTGCTGGCGAATTCCATAAAGATAGTGCATCCAAAGCCAAAAATAATTTACATTTATACGAAAAAAACTTTGGAGGTGACAAATAATGGCTAACTTTATTCCTCAAGGAACTGGCTATGTCTCTGGCCCATTAGGTGCTGGAACGATTGCCAGTAATCAACCATATGTTGTTAATACCGATCACGCAACGGTAGCTACACCATTTGGGATTGCAGTAACTAAAGCCAATAATATAATTGCGCCGGCTGCCAAAGGCACTGGCGTCTATGGTGTTACCTTAAACCGTAACTATATTCAAAGCTGGGACTCACGAGACGTTGAACAATGGGATGCAAAAGATGAGATTCCGGTAATGCGTTCTGGAGCAGTTACTGTTCAAATTAGTGCAGATGTAAAAGCTGGCGACCCAGCAACAGTTGGAGCAAATGGTGTTTTCAAGACTGCTGTAGCTGGTGATACGGTGATAGGACAATTTCTAGACGATGGTAAATTTAACACTTCGTCAGTTTCAAATACTGATTTTGGACAAGTTTCCACGGCACCAGTGCAACTGAATCTTGGAGCGCCTTACACTATTGCAAGTGGATCATAGAAAGGACTGAATTTAAAAAATGCCAAATTCTCATGAAACGCTGGAAGCTAGAGATTTAAAAGCAATTGATAAAACTATTTATCAAGCGCCTCAACGATCACTTTTAGCTCGAAGCTTAATCAGCACATATACAGATATTCCACAGGGTGCTACTTCTTATCGTTACTTTGTTGCTCGCAGTTTTGGTAAAGCCAAGCTTGCTGATGAGCGGTCAAACGATATTCCGATGGTTGATACTGATTTGTTACCAGTTGACCAATCATTATTTCGAATTGAAGTAGGTGCAACTTGGACCGATGAAGAACTTCAACAGGCTCATTTGGCTGGTTTAACCCCCAATGTCACTAAAATTGCAACGGCTGCAAGAGCCATTGCCGAGAAAGAGAACTCAATCTGCTTTGTTGGTGATCAAACTAAGGGCATTAATGGGTTGTTTAACTCACCGGATAGTACGGTTACCACAAATACCGATGGTCCATTTTCAGCAATTACAGATTCTGCGGCTATTGTTGAAGTGTTGCGCAAAGCACGTAAAACATTAACATTGATTAATGGCTTTTCGAATATTCAACCAGTTCTAGGATTGGCTCCAAACGCATACGAAGAACTTAATCGTCGTTATAGCGATTATGATTCTCGTTCAATTATGGCAGTTCTTCAAGCTAATAATTGGTTCTCAAGTATTGTTTCGATTCCCGAATTAGCAGGCGCTGGCGAAGGTGGCAAAGATTCACTAGTTATCTTTGATAATCAGCCTGACACGGTTCAAATTGGAATTGCTAACGAAATGACTCGCACCCAGGAAGAGATTGTCAACTTCTGGACTCACCGGATTGCTTTGTACGAACGATTAGGCGGCATTATCTTGCGTCGCCCTTATTTGGTAAACCGTGTCGATAACGTTTAGGAGGTGCTACTTTGGTCAAAGTTGAAAACAGAACTCAATTTAACCGTGTGATTAATGGCGTGATGATAAAACGAGGCTTGAATAACCTGCTTCAAAAAGAAGCTAACAAGGTTAAAAAGGCCCTTGCCGATCCGCTCATTAAGCCATTGGTAGCTGACGGACAATTAATCGTTGAGGACGTTTCACAAATTGCTAAGGATACACCAGCAACCAGTGCGACGACCTACGCACCAATTGAAACGCCAGATGTGGCAAACATGAATGTTGCGGATGCTACTAATGCAATTAGAACGATTTCAGATGAAAGTGTTTTAGAAGCACTATTAAAATCCGAAACCACCAGTGCAAATCGTAAAGGCGTTGTAGATGCTATCAAAGCAAAACTAAAGTAAGGGGATGAGCTGGATGGCAAATTACACGACTATTGATGCCGTTAAAAACTCGGCTCCTGATACGTTTGAGGATGTTGCCGAAGCCACCATTCAGCAATACATCTCTGATGCGCATATCAAAGTGACTCATGATGGCTTCTCAACTACCGATACTGACATTCTGGAGATGGCAGAACGCTATTTAACCATCCACAAGTACATTGTTGGTACCTCTTCAACGTTAGTTTCTGCTGAAAAAGTTGGGCCAATTCAGGTTACTTACTTTAAGGCTGGTTCACAGGACTGGTTAAAGTGGCTGCAACTAACGACCTGGGGAGCTGATTATTATCGCTTATGGTCGCTATATGGTGACAACGGTATGCCACGTATCAGTTTGGCGGTGTTACCACAATGAGTTATAACCATCTGGAAAAAGGCATTCCTGAACTAAAGAAGCTGATGCATCGGGAGTTGTTCGTAGGTGTTCTGTCAGAGGAAGGCGGCAATTTGGCAATGATTGCCCATGTACTGGAATTTGGTGCACATATCAAGCCGATTAACAGTAAGTATCTGACTATCCCGAGTGAACACGTGCCACGTGGCAAAAGCGCTAAGGATTATGACAACTTACATCTTAGGACAAGGGGCAATGGTAAAGGTATTCTGGTCGATGATTCGGGGCAAGTAATGTTCTATTTGGTCAAGGAAGTCATAATTCCACCTCGACATTACTTTACTGAGACTTATGACAAACGGTTTAATGCTTGGACTAAAGAATATCGCAACCAAATCCATGAGATTGTCATGAGTCGCCAAACGGCTGAGGGTTGTATGCATCATATGGGCAACATCGTTGTAGCAGACATTCGAAAAGCAATCATAGGATGGAAAACGCCTCACAATGCGCCAGCCACAAAGGCTCGCAAGCATGGTGTTGATAATCCCCTGGTCGATACTGGCCGGTTAGCTCAATCAATTATCTATGAAGTAAGGAAGTTTTAATATGCATTTAAAAATGGGTAGCATCGTCAAGAAAATGGGTGTGCCAATTCAAATTTATAGTGCTGACAGTGATAAGAGTGCGTCTAGCGGCGGCTTTAAAACGCATCAGTTAATTACTGATAGAACGCCTGACCTTGAAGCCAAATGGGCACTCGTACCAGTTGGGACTTTTGCTGCTATGACTTACCAACGAAATACTGGTACTGATTTGGATTTTGACATGGAACTAGTCGGTACCAAGTTTTTCCCTAAAGATTCTGTGGTTGTGGATGTCCGAACGGGAATGAAATATCTCATTAAATCAATTACAGATTTTCAGGGATATTCCGATATCGTGATTTATGAATTGAAGGTAAGTGATAAAGATGAGCCAAACATTTAGCTATCTGGATTTTATGAATCGCATTATAGCGGTCATTAAAGATGCGACTGGATTAGAAACCACCTATGGCAATAGCAATGATAAACGACCGCCGTTTCCGTACTTTGCCATTGTCCCGTTTAACTCACATCAGTTAGCCACCATTGACGTGGTTGAAAATGAACTGTTCTTTACCGGAGTCCAAATTGAATCGCACGCCCAATCGCCTTATGAAGCTCAAGACAATCTTGAAGCTGTTCGTAAGGCGATTTATCGTCCTGACGTATTAATTGAGTTTAGTAAAGCCAACATGCGTCCCTACAAACTGGATTCGGTGGTAGACAACACAGTTCTAGCGAATCAAACCCAAGATTACAATTTTCTATTTACAGTGACTTACATCGTTCGCGACGACTACACGGTTGCCGATCAATATAAGCCGCAAATTACTCAAACAAATATCAAAGAAAACAAGGAGCGTGATTAATAATGGCAACTACGTTAGTGCCACAAATTGCTGATGTTGTTATCAATATTCAAGAAATCATTCCCGTACCCAATGTTGGTTATGGAAATCTGTTAATTATGACTGAGCAAGCTGCTACGGGCTATAAAGCACCCACTGGTGCAATTGCATCAGTTACGGGTGGCAATTATAAAGAATATACATCGCTTGACGAGGTAGCGACTGATTATGATGAATCATCAGCCCCATATGCCAAGGCCAAGGGTTATTTTGATCAAACTGAACACGGCAATTACCTCATGATTGTTTCATACCCAACAGGCAAAGCATCTGATACCTTGGCTGATTTTTTCTGGAATGGCTGGTATTTTGCTGTTCTGGATAAATTCGACGCTAATACGGCAACTGAGTTAACTAACATGTTCGAAACTAATGCCGGTAAATTCCTACTTCTACAAGTTGAGGATTACACCACGTTAGCTACTTTGGGTTCCCAAAATTACACGATTGGCCTTCAGCATCCGGCAAATGAACCATTGGATGCTGGTCTAGTTGGTGCGGTTGCCTCCCTTACTGTTGGTTCTCAAACTTGGAAGTTCAAAAATGTGGCCGGCATCACACCTCAGCAGTATAACAATACACAATTTACAGCAATGAAAAAAGCGCATGTGATTGTGTACTTTACCACCACTGGCAGCTCCGTTGGTGAGACTTCCGAAGGCTTCACATTATCCGGTGAGTATATCGATAACCTGCATGGCGAAATCTGGGTAAAGGTTGAGATGCGTAATCGGATTCAGGCCCGCTTACAAGACCCTAAGAACGGCAAAGTTTCCTATGAAAAAGTGGGTATTGATACACTGGAACAGATTGTTCGGGACGTGCTTAATGATGCCTGGAATAACGGCATTATCTTAACCGGTGCTGATGGTAAAGGCGCTTATGATACTGATTTCAGTACTCGTGAGCAACAGTCACAAACCGATATTTTGGCACGTGCTTATAACGGTGGAACATTCTCGTATACCCGTTCCGGTGCTATTCATAATGTCACAATCAACGGCTCGGTAATGAACTAAGGAGGGATACAACATGGATAACAGTGATAACAGCGGTTTGATGAGTATTTATAATGCCAAGAATGTGTCGATTATTGTCGATGGTATTTCCCTTTTTGGCTTTCAATCAGGTGATATGGTTGGCTGGACTCAAGCTGAGGATAACGTCAACTTGGTTATTGATGCTCAAGGAACCGGTACAGGTTCTGAGTCCAATGACAAGCATGGTACTGTGACGGTGCATTTGTCACAAGCTTCTCCAAAAATGAAAGATCTAAACGACTTGCTGGCAGCATCTAAGTACTTCTCATTTACTGCCAAATCGGATAATGAAATGATTGAATCAAAGCATAGTTGGGTAACTAAAGCGCCTGATGGTTCATTCTCAAACACTTTAACTGCCCGTGATTGGGGATTAACGTGTGTTAACCTTGGCTATTCGGTAATCTAAGTTACTCAAAAAGGGCTGCTACTCCGGTAGTAGCCCTTTTGAGTACATACAAATATTAAAAAATAAATGGAGGAATTTCTCATGACTGAAACTACAAAGAAAACTGCAACTAACGATGTAAAGGCTCGTTTACGACAACATAAATTCACTTTTAAAAGTGCACCACTCAAGCCTGACGGCTCGGTGGATGAAGAGAACGAAAAAGAAATTTCTGTAACTGAACAATTCCCTGGCCGTCGCCAGGCGGTTGCCATTCTTGATGACTCACGCGGCTCCGCTGGTGTGATTCGGGAAAGTAACTTCTTGGATGCGGTCTTTGACAAAACCAGCAACATCTTGATCTCACCGCAAACTTTGAACTGGGATTACTTCGATACCCATACCGGTTTGGGAGACTTCTATATAGAAACGGTTTCCTTTCTTCAAAACTAGTTTTGGCGAAGCAAATACTTTTCTAGCAGAAAAGATGGCGCAAGAAGACGAGACATACTGGTACATCAGCGAGGCACTGAGTGTCGATATTAATGAATTGAAAGAAGCAACCGCAACAGAGCTGGAGTATTACATTAAACTGGCCGATTTGCACTACAAGCGATTGCAGAACGTAACCGCCGGTGGTGTAAACACCGGCCTTTTTGGTAAATAAAGGGGTGTAAGAAAAATGGCTGGAGATTTAATGCGTGATGAAGGAATTGGCGTTCGTTTTGAAGCTGATCTTGCACCTTTAATTAAAGCTAATGAACTAACTGATAAGCTGGTTGATAAATGGGCAATTGTCAATAAACAGCTTGCTAAAACTGGAGATACTACCGGTTTAAGCCGTGGGATGGCTCAAGCTAATACCGAGATCAAGCGCACCGGTGATTTAGCTGACCGCAACTACAGCCAAATGAATCGGTCGATTAACCAAAGCATTGATTCAGTGAACCGACTTGGTGATGCTACCAAACGTACCGGCAACGAGGGCAGCAACTCTTTGAATATTGCTGCCAAACACACCGCGCTTTTAGGTCGGGCTGCTGATTCAACGAAAGACAAAATTTCCGGTATGTGGAATAGAGCGACTAATAGCGAAGCTACTCAAAAGACGAATGACAACCTTAATAAGGTTAATGAACATCTGTCACGGGTAGGTAATTCGGCCAACAAGTCGGGTAATAAGGTCTCGGAATCTCAACGACGCACGCGCAGTGAAACCGACAAAACCACAACTAGTTTCGGTCGTTTAAAAGACGCTGGTAGTCGGCTCACCAATATGGGCAATACGATTGCAATGGCAATGATTCCCGTTGCGGCAGCTTTCAAGAAATCGGCGGACGAAGCTACCGAGCTGGAGAACCGCTATAAGACCATTCAAAACTTGCTGCACACTGGCGGTGAGTCGGCTTCTGCTTCCAAGGCTCAAAGTCGAGCAATGGAAAAGGAAAACAATAACTTTGCTTTGCAATATGGTGTTTCACCGACTTCTATGGCAAAAGGTGGCGAAGAGCTGGTTCGTCGTGGGTATTCTGGTGCACAAGAGTTGGCTTCTCACAAGTACTTCCTGCAAGCTGCGCGAGCTTCTGGCGACCCTTACAGCGCCGTTGTTAATTATGGTGCACCGGCTTTGGAACAGTTTGGTTACAAGACTAAGGCTGGAGATTCGCAGAAGAAAATGGCTGCCTACACCAAGATGGTGCTTAACCAGATGGCATATGGTGCCGATTTATCCGCTACCGATTTCAGTGGCATGGGCGAATCCCTAAAGTACGCTGGTGCGACTGCCAAGAGTGGTAATCAATCTTTAGCTGGTACTATTTCTGATATCGGGGTACTTTCTAACAACGGCCAAGATGGTTCGGTTGCTGGTACTGGTCTTCGTAAGGTGATCAACTCACTGCTTGCCCCTTCAAGTGGCATGATGGGCCAAGGTGTGTCTGCCTTGAAATCGATCGGTTTAACACCGGATGATTTGCGGAGTTCAAAAGGTAATTTAAAGTCATTAGATGATGAATTCGAGCTTCTTAACCAGCACATGAAGGGCATGACAGGAACTCAAAAAGCGACGTTATTCCATCAATTATTTGGTGCAACCGGTCAAGAGTCTGCTCTAATTTTGTCAAACAATGTTAAGCAGATGAAGTCGCTTAATGCACAAGTTGAGAAAGCTCCTAAATACGGCAAAGGCGGCTACATTCAAGACTTAGCTCAGAAGAATATGTCTTCTTGGCAAAACCAGATTGACGTCTTTAAACAGCATCTTAATGTCATGGGACTGGATTTTACTAAAACGGTCTTGCCTGGCTTCACCAAGCTTTTATCTACCGGTAATAAATTCTTAAATACGCTGATCAAAATGCCTGCACCAGTGAAAGAAGTTGCCGGTTATACAACTGCTATTGCGAGTGGGCTGGGCACTGCATATGCAGGCTCAAGAATCTTAAAAAAGAGTATCTCGTGGTTAAACAGTGATTCAAATAGTTCAGTTCCAAATACTAAACAGCCAGTGAATTCAAATGGGAATGTTCCGGTTAATACTGATGTTCCCGAGATTGGTTCTAGAAGTGGGGCTGTTCACTATAGTGGTATTCGCAGTGGCGTACGTAACTGGATGGATAATAGCAAACTTGGCGGAGTTGCTAAAAGCTATGGCTATCTGCAATTGGGTATTCAAGGCGTGCAAGCAATCAACAACGCTTCAACAATCTTCACCAAAGGTATCACTAGTTCGCAAGGTTCTAAGGCTGCTTGGCAAACGGGCGGACAACTTGTCGGCGGTGGCATTGGTGCTTTTCTCGGAGGGCCTGCCGGTGCTGGTATTGGTGCTCAAATTGGTGGCGCAATTGGTAAAGCCTTTGGCTCAAGCAAATACGTAAAAAATATCGAGCATGGTGGTTCTATTAATCCAACGGATAATAGTAGAACCACACCCGGTAACGCTGGGGCTGCATTGTCTGGTGGCGATGCAGCTGTTGCGGCAAACTCTTTAGGCGATCGGCAAGCCCGTGCTGCTTATAGAGCAAAACATGGTAAAACAAACGTTAGGGATTCTGGTCGTGGTAGTGCTTATCAAACGACATCTGTCAAGAGTGCAGTTAATTCTTGGAGATATGCAAGTTTAAGCAAGGCTAACGCTTCTTACATTAAAAAGGCGGTCAACCTTGAGCAACAGGGTAATATTGCATGGGCAGATTCTGCTGGCAAAACAAGTAATAAAGTTAAGTCAATTTACGGGAAGTTAGCTCAACTTGCAAATAATCAAGGCAAACAAGAATTTAGTGCTTCCCAAAAGCGGTTGGATTACTTGAAGAAGAACCATATTATCAGTAATGCAACTGCTGCTAGTGAGTATGCAGCCGATAAGAACAGTGTTCAAAAGCGGTTGGCGTACTTACACACCGGCTTAAACAAGATAGATTCTGATGAAAATCTTAGTGCCTCAAAACGTGCCAAATTAATCAATAGTGTTAATCGGCAAATCGTTTCTTTAACTGATAAAGGAGCTAGAAAGCAAGAGGCAATTATGCGTGGACTAATGAGTTCCACCACGCATTTAACAACTTCAGGCTATGCAAAGATTCTGACAAGTAGCAAGAAGAACGAAGAGAAGACTATTGCCAATGCTAGGAAAACTTATAATGCTGAAGTTTCTGCCTCTGATAAGCGATACAAGAAAGAGGTAAGCACTGCCAAGGCTGAGTATGGTGTTAATAGCAATCGTTATAAGAATGCTGTTAAGGCTGCGGAAAAGCAGCGAGCAGGCACGATTGCCAATGCTAAACAGCAATATAAGAGCACGACTACCTATGCTGAGAAGCAGCGAAAAAATATTGTTGAAGCAGCCAGAAAAGAGGCCGGTGCGGCTGTCAATGCCTTTAGCAAAGCGGCAAAGGATATCGGCAACTCGATTCCGGCTCTGATCACATCAAACATCAAGGCTGGTCTACAAACCAAACAGAGTAAGTTTAACTCAGGCGACTTCACCGACAATATCGCTAAGAACTATGGCAAAAATAATGCTGGTACGACAACCACTAAAGGCAGGCGTCCTAAGTCTTATAAAGGACCATACAACCCCACTAATGATTTATCAAAATACAGTTCTTATGCTACTGGTGGCAAAATCACCCATGCTCAAACTGCACTGGTTGGTGAAGGTGGACTGGAACTGGCTTACACGGTTCGTGGTCGAAAAGCTCGCTTATTAGGTGTTAATGGGCCACAACTGGCACATTTAAAGCCTGGGGAACATATTTTGAATGCTCAAGCTACCAAAAGAGTTTTGTCTGGTAGTTATGGGCAATCACTACCTGGCTATGCCAACGGCACAAACGGCTTAGGAACTTCAAAAGCAAATGGTTCAATTGATAAGTTCAGTAAGAAGTCCAAAAGGATTTGGGATAAAACCTATTCTGACACATCTAAATCAACCAAGAAGATCAAGAAAAATACGATTGATGATTATGACGCTACTCAGAAGGGTAGTGTTAGTCAGTTGTCACAATTATCCAAACAGAACAGGCATCAATGGTCAAACATCTACAACAAAACCGGCGATTATACAAACAATATTCGTAAGAGTTCAGTCAAAGACTTTGACTCTATGCAAAAGGGCGTTCAAGGTCAAATGAATCAAGTTCGCAAGGGTGTCACGAATGCGGCTGATGATACGGCTACTGGATTCGGTCATGCACTTGGTCGAATGGATAATTACGCTCATAAAGCGATGTCTAACACAATTAATCAGCTGAATAACGGGATTAAGGGTATCGATAAGTCATTAGGACAATTTGGCGGCAATAATTCGGTTATTAACCCGATCCATTATGCTCAAGGTTCGAATGGTCAACTAAGTGAAGATCAAATTGCAATGGTTAACGATGCGGAGTCTGGACCACGTCAAGAAGGTATCATCCGTGGCAACAGTCTATACGCACCGCAGGGTAAGAATCGCGTGATCGGACTAAAGCGTGGGGATGCCGTACTAAATGGCACACAAATGCAACGTCTATCGCAGGCTCGTGGTATTACTCACTATGCCAAAGGTTCAGGCGTATCTAATGCATTCCTGAAGAAGCTGATTAACTCAAGTGCCAAAGACCCTAGCGGTTGGCTCAAGAAAAACATGACCGTTAACATTAAGCTGCATGGGACAGACTTATCAAAGGGCGCTACCAACACGACTAAGGGTGCGTATGGAAAATATGGTAACCCATGGGCTGATGAAGTTTGGAAACAAATGAAAAATGCTCGTAATGGTGGTGGAAGCGGTGCCGGTGGTAACTGGGCACATAATCCCGGTTCTGGATTCTCTGTAACGTCTGGATTTGGCTATCGTGGTGCTACTCCTGGCGGCCTTGCAATTCATGATGGTGTCGATTTCTCCGGCGGACGCGTTGTTCATGCTGTTCATGGTGGTAAAGTCATTCGAGAAGGTGGTGCTCCATCGGGTTGGGGTGGAGCTAACGGTATTGGTGAAAGTTTAGTTACCAGATCAAGTGATGGCTACTATGTTATTTACCAGGAATTTAATGGTAAAAACAATTCTGGCGCCCCTCTGTATGCCAAGATGGGTCAAAATGTTCAAACTGGTCAGAAAATTGCTGCACTTGGTTCTTCCGGTACTCATGTCCATATTGGTGTTTCTAAGAGTAATCCATTTTCAAACAATCCGGATTCAACTCATGGCTGGTTTGATATTACCAAGCTACGGGGTGGAAGTTCCAAAGGAAATAAGAAAACTAACACCAAGCATAGCAGTGCATTATCAAAGCTAGTTGCCAAAGAGCTCGCACCACAACTTAAATGGGTTGAGAATAATCTTCAAGTATCCGGTGGAAGCTTTGGTGGCCAAATGGGCGGTAGTTCAATAACTAAAGCAATGATAAAAAAAGCCGAGAGTGTTATGAAAGTTCCCAGCAGCATTCGTGGGAAAGTTATGTCTGATATCATCAGAATGGCGTTTTCAGAATCTGGGAATAGAAATATTGCTCAGCAAATTCACGATAGTAATTCGGCTTCAGGCAATCCTGCTGGTGGGCCACTTCAATTTGTTAAAAGTACTTTCTTAAATTATGCCGTTTCTGGACATAAGAATTGGAATAGTCCTTATGATCAAGTCCTAGCTTATTTAAATAATAGTCAATACAAAAATGCAACCGGTATGACAACTATTTGGGGGAAGCGTAAATTTGATTGGTTGGGATCAGGACCACATGGGACTCGTAGATTTGCACGGGGCGGCATTCCGCAGACTAACAAAGCTTCAATTGTTGGCGAAAAAGGTGCCGAACTCTTCTTGCCAAATGTTTCTGGACGAGTATTTACAGCCAAAGATACTGCGGTGATGGCAACTAACATGATGAAGGCTTCTTTAAGCGTTGGCAAAATGCTGAGAGAACTCGAACGAGTTATCAAGAAGCCGGCTTTTTCGGCTTCTAGTTATCGTCACGTTGCTAAAACTGAACCAACTGTCCATATTGAAACGCATGATAAATTTGAGTTTAATATTGGCAGTGGCGTTGAACTAAATCAACGTGCAATCAACAAGATGATTAAACAGGCTCTCAAAGGCGAACGACAGAATATGGCGCGCCAAATTATTGATCAGTTTGGGGGAACTAAGTGATGTCCAAAAATAAAAAGGCCTTAACTGATAAGCAATTAAAAGCAGACATTAAGAAAGAAAGTGGAAAAGTTGCGCATGAATCTGCAGCCATTGCCAAGCTGAACAAAGGCTTGGCTAAGGATAAAAAAGCATATGAAAAAGCGAGTGGGACTACTAAAGCAAACCTTAAGAAGAGAATTGATAAGGCAAATAAGTCCGTTAAAGCACATACCAATGCGAAGTCAAAGGCTAACAAGCGATTAAAGACTTATAAATCAACACTGGCTAAGCGAAATACTGCGGCAAAGGTAACCGCTAACAAATCTAAGATTGCTCAAAAAATTGCGACTAATCGTAGTAAGTTCAATGTGGGGCATGCCATGTTGTACCGAACCGACCGCCACAGCAGTGCGGTGGTCTTCATGTCATCAGTACCAGAATCCGAGGACAATACGATTCAGGTAACGCCGAACGCATTACCAAAAGGGGAACCAACAGCGACTCACTCGCAGCAAACTGAGAAGGACATTTCGATTACAGCCCGAATTATGGGAACTGATTCCCAGCAACGAACGGCTTACAATCAATTGCTTAAATGGAAGGCCGAAGGTTGTGAAATGACCTATAAAGGGCGCATCTACTACAAGCACTGTTTATTTACTGCACTTCACCGAGAGTATAACAAGCAAGAGACAGCTTTAACGATTACTTTCAGCCTTCAGTTCATTGATTGGTCAGAATTAAAAACCAGTGGTACAAATGCCAGTAGTGGCACGAAAAACAAGACTAAGAACAAAAAAGTGAATAAAAAGTACGTGACAACCAAGCAGGGAACTACTTATGCCAGTTTAGCAACTGACTATAATACTTCGATTGCCAAATTGGTTTCGATGAATCAATATAAGTCGGCCGTCAATGTTTTACCATACGGAGTCAAAATCAGAGTTGCATAAGGAAGGTGGTTAAATGGCATTACTGGATACTTTAGAGATTACACCTGAAGACTATGGGAAACCCTTTGATGTTGTTTTAGGTGGCCGTGCCTATCAGATGGAAATTGACTTAAACAAATTTGCTAACTTTTTGACGGTACGTTTATGGGATGCTGATGGGAATGCCTTAGTAAATGGTGAAAAGTTAGTGATTAATCAACGCCTATTTGCATCTCTTAACTCAAATGATTATCCAACAGAAGATTTAGTCCCTATGGATGAATCTGGACAAGAGATCGAGTGTAATGGTGATAACTTTGGTGATACCGTTAAGCTAACGTTTGATGATCGGCCAGCTGATGGATCCGGTTTTGAAACGCCAGAAGCCGACACCAATGAAAGCAGTGGTGCCGATACCGACGATGATACTGATATTGACCTAGAGGGGGATACGAATGAGTAATCAGATTCGTTTTCCCGTACTTTACTGTACGATCACAACGCAAAGTGGTAAAAAGCTGGAATTAGAGAATAACTTGCGACCTGGTTCGGATTTGCTATTCACTTTTGATATTAACTTCAACATGGATTCAACACCGCCAGAGTCAGATGCCTCGTTCATTAATACCAATCAACATATTCGGAATTATCTAAAAGCGAAAAATAAAATCGCTTTTTTTATTTCGTACCAAGGAATTGGTAAAACACTAATTGATGAAGGGGAGATTAAGTCAGTTGACCCGATTCAATATGATGGTGTAACCACTACGTTGCCAATCACGTTCTCCTCTGGGGAAGATTATAGTAGTATTTCTGCCAAGACCATTCAAAAGCAAAAGACAAAGAAAGTCGGCCATTATAAACGAGTTAAGGTCAATGTAAAAGGTAAGACGGTTAAGCGACGAATTCATTACTATTCTGATGAGGATGGTAAGAAGGTCGGCCATTACAAGGAAGGACATGTGCATATTGATGGTAAGACTAAAATCAAGCGGACTCGTTACACCGTTAAAAAGAAGGTTTATTCGAACCTATCCTTTAAAAAAGGTGTTAAGCCGTCGATTGCGATTAAGAAGATTGCCCATGAATCGGGCATTAAAATTACGGTAATGAAATTGGCTCAAGATAAACCTTTTAAAAAAGGTTATACGGTATCGGGTAAACCGCTGGATGCTATTGCCAAGCTAGTTAAGCAATGTAAAAGCAAAATGTTTTACGATCGTGGTCAGCTAAAAATCGATGATCTAAAAGAGAGCAAAACATCGCATATTATTTTAGATTACACGTCTGGATTGTTAAGCGAACCATCCTATTCAGATGATTCTGACTCTGGTGACGCATTATATGAATCCACTTCTTATCTTCTGCCACAAATTGGAGTGCGCAGTACGTATGAAGTTCGGGGTGACTTTATTCAAAAGACATTAGTTGCTCAAAGTGGAACTTATAGTTTTGATGGCACTCAGCCAACCATGGTCATTGACGGAGCCATTCCCAAAACATAGGAGGTGTTTTATTTGGCGAAGATAACAAATCCCTATAAAAAAGCCGCCCAAGCAATTGCTCAAGCAGCTTCGAGAGATAATCATAATTGCCTGGTGGGAAAAATTGTGAAATACGATAAAATCGCGCACACTGCTGATGTTCAGCCGCTAGTTCAAGATTTATCTGGCGATAAAATGGGAATTATTAACAACGTAGAAGTGCCTTTTAGTGTCTATTGGGTTGACGAGGTCTGGGAACACATCACTGGTTATCTCGCACCCATTTGTCCCAAAGATGGTCCTGGAACGACTAAAGTAACCCCGCCACCTAAGAAATTGGTGAAGGGCACTGAGGTGACCATGATTATTCATGATTATTGTTTAGATGGCTATCAAGTTGGCAAGGGTTATTTTGAACGTGAAGATGATCCACGTGAGCATGATCTTAACGATGCAATTATTGTCGCAATTAATTAGGAGGTGATCATATGTGGGATCTAATGATTGATAGTTCGGGAGATCCTCAGCAAGACGAACTCACACATGATTTAGTAGAAGTTTCTGGAACAGATGAACTGTTTCAATCATGTGCTGAACTGCTGGGAATTGAACAAGGTGAAATGAATGAACTAGCCCCTGATTGTGGTTTGCCGTTGGATAATATTCTGGGAAAAGCATACGACGATAACTATGCAGCGCAAGATATCTCTGATACTTTAACTAATGAAGAATCACGAATCGATGCCGTTGACGATGTTCAAATCACTCACGATATAACCAAACGAACGAGTGCTATTTCAGTCGATATTCATTCCTCAGAAATTCAGGATTCTGGCAACCAGTATGATGATCAAGGGAATATTAAATTGACAGTAGGTGACAATAGTGGCATTTGATGAAACAGGGTATTATGTTGAGAGTTATGCTGAAGAAGTTGCCAAACAGACTGCCATTTTTAAAGCTAATGCTGGTGATGACATTAATGTTGCTCCTCAATCCGTCTATGGTCGAATTATACGGGCGGTTGCCTATAATAATTGGAAACAAAACCAAAAGCAGCAACAAGTTTGGCTAAATGCCTACGTGCAGTTTGCCAGCGGTGTTTCCCTCGATTATCTAGCTTATAATCGGGGGATTTTTCGTAACCAGTCCCAACAGGCGAATGCAACGGTAAATATTACGGGTACAAGTGCGGTTTTACTTGAAGGTGGGACTACCGAATTCATGACTGACGATGGCACTTATTTTGTGCTAGTTGAAGATACTGTACTTTCTGATGATGATGGCGATGGCACGTTTACAGCTACCGCATCGGTGGTTTCAGAAGATTATTCGAGTGATACCAATGTGCAAGCCCATACGATAACCGAGTTTGCGACACCGGTTGATGGCGTTGATACCGTAGATAATCCACAACCGGCTGTGGGGGGTGCAGATGAAGAAACGGATGATTCACTACGCCAACGGATTCTAGAAACCAACGTTGCTAACATTGGCTCAACAATTGACGGTATCTATACCGCTTTGGATAGTGTGAACGGGATTCGAGACAAGTACATTGATAATAATACTAGCGGCGTGACAGATGCTAATGGGACACCAGCACATGCCCTTCAAATTGTTGTCTATGGTGGAACTGATCAGGACATTGCCAATGCAGTGCGGAAAGCCAAAGGCGCCGGTACTCAAACATTCGGCAGCTTATCAGCGGTTGCCTACGATATTGCGGGCACACCCGAAACGATCTATTTTAATCGAGCAACAGAAGTTCCGATTTACTTCGCAATTACCGTTAAGGCGAATAGTAACTGGAATGCCGATAGTGGTACCGACGATGTACTAAATGCCTTACAGAATTATGTCAATAGCCTACACATGGGACGACCAGTTTACATCAGTGCAGTATACGGCGCACTAGCTCAAGTTCAAGGCATTGATTCATTTGTTGTTCAAATGGGCTTAGATAAAGCCAAGTTAGCAGCTACTGATATCACTTTAGGCATCACACAAGCACCAGTGGTTAATGCTGATGAGATTGAGGTGACGACAACCAATGGCTGATATCAAACATGATGATAACCTGATTGAAATGGACGATACACCAACATTAATGAGCAAAATGAGTCGTCTGACCAATCAACAATATGATAGTCGATTCTATAAAATTATGAATGCAATTCTGCAGCGCTCGAATGATTTCGATACCGCGTTGGAAAAAATGAATATTTTTCATTCATTGGAGTATTTGACGGGTAAATCATTAGACTATTTTGGCGAACAGTTTAATGTTTACCGAGCTGGGGCGAACGATGACTTTTACAAATTTAAAATTCGAGCAGCAATGGTAGCGGCGACGGCTGACGGAACGACAGATTCTATCATTAAAGCAGTTGCTTATATCTTAGATTGTCAGTATTCGGATGTTCGAATTATTCAATCATGGCAAACTGGTGGTGAAGCGCGAACAATTACCATTACAGGATTACCATTTCAATACGCCAGTGATCCGGATGCCGTTCGGTTCCTGACAGAGCAACTGGCAAGGTCAGTGGAAGCGACAATTCGAATTAATGGAACTGAATTTAGTCAAATTGATGAACAAAGCCTATATGTTGGAAATGTGGCAGTGACTCAAAGCCGTTTTATTATACAGAATCGAGGGATTAACTA